AGGAGAGTAACCGCCGAAGAGATCCGGTTGCTCAGTCAGTCGATTGAAAAGCAGCTTGGTGGTGCCTTCAGCCTCCTGAGTTCCGAACTCCAGCTACCACTGGTAAACAGGATGATGGACAGGCTTCAGAAGGCTAGAAAGCTGCCGAAGCTGCCCAAGAAGTTCGTCGCACCCACCATCATCACGGGTGTTGAAGCTCTTGCTAGAGGAAACGACCTCCAGCGTCTGGACTTCTTCTTGCAGGGAATGACACAGACGGTCGGTCCAGAGGTGATCGGTCAGTTCGTACACATGCGAGAGTACATCAAGAGACGGGCAACCGCTCTTGGTATTGATCTACAAGGTCTCATCAAGACCGAAGAAGAATTGCAAGCTGAAATGCAACAGGCGCAACAGCAGCAGGCAATTCAACAGTTTGGGCCACAAGCCCTGGATATCGCGGACAGGCAGTTCCGTGAAGCACAACAAATAGAGCAAGGAAGCTAGACATGGCAGAACGAATTCAGATGGATACCGGCGTGACAGGATCAGAAGCTCCCGTTGAAAACACCGAAGAACAGGTGACCGACCGACCGGAGTGGCTCCCTGAAAAGTTTCAGTCCCCCGAAGACATGGCTAAGGCTTATGGAGAGCTTGAGTCAAAGATGGGTGAAGAACCTGAGTCCTCTGAAGATGAGTACGAGTATGAGTACGAAGAAGACGGCACCGAAGAAGTTGAAGGTGTTGCCATTACTGAAACTGCAATGGAGGAGTTCTCCAACGAGTTTTATGAGAATGGCGATCTGTCTGAAGAAACTCTGGATCGCATTCAAGATGAGTTCGGGGTCTCAAAAGAGATCGCAAAAGCATACGTCGATGGTCAAAAGGCTTTGGTTGAGCAGGCACAGCAAACGATTTTCGCTGAAGTCGGCGGCCAAGAGAACTACCAAGAGATGCTTGAATGGGCCAAGTCAAACCTGACTGAATCCGAGATCAACGCTTACGATTCCGCCATTGTGTCCAACGACCTTGAAACGGCTCGAATGGTTGCCAAAGGACTTCACGCCCAGTTCACGGGTTCTGAAGGTACAACCCCCTCCCTGGCCCGTGGTTCTGCTGCGGCTGCGGGTGGTACTGAGGGTTACGGTAGCTGGCAGCAGGTTTCAGCGGACATGGCTAAAGCTGAGTACAAGACTGATCCTGCATTCAGGGAGATGGTGAAAAACAAGTTGAGCGTGTCTCGACTGACTTAGGTTCTTTGAGGGAGATTTCGGGGGGATGAAATGGAAGAGCATCTGACCAGTATTATTGTTGGAATTACTGGGCCTGCTGTGCTTGGCATTTTCGCGTTTCTGTGGAAGGTCAACAGCAGGATCGCAACGATAGAACGTGACATCAAAGCGCACGATCATCGAATCAAATCAAACTCGGCGCAGCTTACTAAGCACTTTGAAAAGGCGTTTACAATAAGAAAGAATGTCAGTGATATATGACTCGATTACTCTTTCTTGTCTTGCTTCTGACCGGGTGTAAAACAACCTCCTTTTTCCCCACCGACTCAGGAACAACCACACAACGATTGGTTGGTGCCGCAGAGTCGGAACCACTCACGGTACTGTCTGTGACGGGCGGCTTGTGTCTACTGGCCGGGATGGTGCTGTTGGTAATTACCCGAGGAACAAAGGGATGGTATCCGTCAATCGGCGGTGTGATCCTGGTACTACTGAATTACATGGTCGCAAAGTACGACGATTGGATCTTCATTCCTGTTGTGATACTGAGCGGCATGGTTTCGGCGGCATGGGCCTACCGAACTGTCGTTCAAATCCTTTCGGAGAAGAAAACAAAATGATTACTATTGCTACCGTTTCTAGTTTCTTTGGCACCATGTGGTTCATGGGACTCGTGGCCGCCGCTGGTTTTGTCGCAGGCATGATTTTCAAGAAGCCTTTCTTGAAGCTCGTCACTGGAGGAAAGTACAGTGGGTGAAAAACTACTCGCATTTCTGAAAGATGAACAGGGAATGCAGACCGGCGAATACATGATTCTGGGAACCGTCATGGGAGCAGGGTCTATCGGCGCAATCAAAACTGTTCGAGACGGCCAGGTCGAGAAGTTTCAAGAACTTTCCGCTGCACTTGATACAGCACCGGACGGAACCATCGGCGGTGGATGATGGCAAAGCGCGTCAACAAAGCAAAGATGGCTTGCAACAAGCCTCGACGGCAGGTCCAAGGCGGCAAGAAGTTTGTCGTAAAGGCTTGCTCTGGGGGCAAGGAAAAGATCATCCGATTTGGTGATGCGAACATGACGATCAAAAAAGACAATCCTAAGCGTCGGAAGTCGTTCCGAGCTAGGCATAAGTGTAAAACCGCTACTAACAAACTGACCGCACGTTATTGGTCATGTAAGAAGTGGTGAATGTGTTGATGTCGGAGTAACTCTAGGCACAGAAGCGCGGCCCGTTGCGGCGGATAACCGGACAGCTAGAAGTGCGGCATGAGCCTATCGTCTAAACACGATGTGTTTTTGTTGTACCTCTAACTTTTTTCGGAGATTCAAAATGTCTAACATGACAGAATCCCGCCTTGGTTTGAACAAGGGCGGGTCGGACAATTTTGAACTGTTTCTGAAGCAGTTCTCAGGAGAGGTTCTCACCTCGTTTGCCGAGCGCAACGTGATGATGCCCCTTCACACCGTCCGAACGATTACGAGCGGTAAGTCCGCTCAGTTCCCGATGACCGGCGCAACCACTGCCGGATATCACACTCCTGGCAACGAGATCCTTGGCACCGCCATCGACCACTCAGAGCGCGTCATTCACATTGACAACCTTCTCGTCTCCAGTGCTTTCATTGCAAACATTGATGAAGCAATGAACCACTATGACGTTAGGTCAATCTACAGCCGCGAAATCGGTTTCGCTCTTAGTAACCATGCGGATAAGGCACTCATTCGTACCGCTCTCGCCGGTTCGTTTGACACTACCGATCCCATTGGTAACGCTGGTGGCGGATCACTGGTCGTTGGTACGGCTGGTGATGACATCGTTGACAAGCTGCTTGAACTTGCTCAGAAGTTTGATGAAGCCGATATTCCGCAGGGCGATCGCTTTGCGGTTGTCAACCCAGCCACGTTCTATGGTATTCTCAAGGCTGCTGGCTCTGCCAACACCGGGGGTGCCATTATGAACCGTGACTTCGGTGGCACGGCGACTCCTACTCGCGGCGATCAGGCTCTCATGGTCGGCGGCATTCAAGTCATCATGTCCAACCACATCCCCACTGCCAACGAAAACGACAACGGCGGCGGAACGGTGGACACGATTCTTGGTTCGACTTCGGTTCGTAACGCACCGTTCAACGATGCGGGCATCGCAGTCGCGGATGCAGATGAAGGTTACTCCGGCATCGACTTTAGCAACACCGTTGGGGTGGGTTTCCACCGCTCGGCTATTGGTACGGTCAAGCTGCTCGACCTTGCTGTCGAAAGTGACTACCTTGTCCAGAACCAGGGTACGCTCATGGTCGCCAAGTACGCGATGGGTCACAACTACCTTCGCGCTGACGCTTGCGTCCAACTCAAGTCGGCCTAATTTCGGCCACACAACTCAAGGGTTGGGTCTCCCACTGGGAGGCTCAACTCATTTTTTCAAACAGAAAGGTAATGACTCATGGCAATGTCCACCACGACCAAGCTGATGGCCGTCAACACGATTCTCAGTACCGTGGGAGAAGCCCCAGTCAACAACCTCACTTCTGTTACAGCAGATGTTCGCATCGCAGAGTCTGTCCTTGATGAAGTCTCCAGAGAGATTCAGTCTGCCGGTTGGCACTTCAACACCGAAAAAGAAGTCCAACTGCCCCCAGACTCCACAGGACAAGTCAACCTGGCAAGCAACATTGTTCGTGTTGACCTTGAAGATGCAAACATAGATTCCGATTTCGACATCGTGATTCGTGGCACAAAGCTCTACAACAGGAAGTCACACACTTACACGTTCACCAAGACGTTGAAGTACACTACTGTCGCACTGATGGAGTGGGACTACATGCCGGAGCCTGCAAAGCGTTACATCATGATTAGATCCGCTCGTATCTACCAAGACAGAATGTTGGGGTCTGAAAAGATTTCCGCATTCACCCGTGGTGATGAGATGGCGGCTTTGGTTACACTTCGTCAGTTTGAAATGGATACGGCTGACTACTCTGTGTTCGACAACTACGACGTTGCTCGTATTGTTGACCGTGACTCTGTAATTGACCGACTCGATAGGGGTTGAAATGCTGATTAGCAAGACTCTTCCAAACCTGATGAACGGGGTTTCTCAACAGCCAGACTCGCTTAGGTATGACACCCAGGCCACGGCCCAAGAAAACGCCTACCCGTCTGTGGTAGAGGGACTGACTAAGCGGCTACCCACTGAGCATGTCTGTAAGACAAACCTGTCTACTGATGCAAAGACGTTCGTACACACGATCAACCGTGGAACCCCTGAGCAGTACACCGTTCTTATTCGAGACCAAATGATCCGGGTGTACGACATCGACGGCAATCTGAAAACCGTTGAGATGGGTGAATACTGTGGTGCCGACAACGACAACGTGACCTATCTGGACACTGACAACGCTGACACTGCAATCAAAGCGACAACCATTGCAGATGTGACCTACATTGCGAACACCGAAACAAAGCCGACAATGGAGGGCCAAACACCCTCATCCCCAAACCCGTTTGAGGCTTTAGTGTTTATCAAGCAAGCTGCGGACACGATTTACACCATTGATATTACACAGGGGACCACAACCAACAACGCAACTTTCAACGCTGATGCCACCCCGACGGTTTCAGAAATTACCACTGGGCTTTCCACAGCATTGGGAAACGAAACAGCTAGTCAGGCTTATACCGGAGCTACAGCCGCACCAAATCTCGGTACAGGCAGCAACAAAGTTGCACAGGCGTTTCGGGTGGCAACCACAGACAAGATAACAGGCATCTCTTGGAGAACCGCCAACGGATACAGCGGCCTCTTTGATGCAATTTACAATATGCAGTGGTCTATTTGGTCGGACAGCGGAAGCAACACCCCTGGTTCCCGTCTATCAGATATTAGCCTTTCAAACTGGCCGACCTCTGGAAACACAACGCAACGTGTTCCGTTTGATTTCACTCCCGTTGCAGGCACAACATATTGGATAGTTGTCGAACCAGGGCGACGGGGATACCAGCAGACTCTGATGACTTACATTCCCACCGGGTGGATGCACAACGCAAGCGGGGATTACCCGACTGGTGGGGGCTTTACCGCCACGGCGTTTTACACTAATGCCGCTCAATCGGGTGACATGTGGTTTCAGGTCCATCAAGAAAGCGATTCAAGTAACCCAAATCTTTATGTTGAAGCTGACGATGAAGTTTTGTACATCACTTCTTCTGAAGAGTTCACGATTGCAGTCACAGCAGACCTTTCACCCAGTTATATAGAGGTGTTCAAGGGCGATGCTCAGACAGTCGCAGAACTCCCAACACGCGCAAAAGACGGGATGATTCTCCATATTGAGGGTGATGTAGACGGTGGTGAAGATGACTACTACGTCAGGTTTGTTTCTACGTCTTTGCCGGGACAAATTGGAAAAGGTGTTTGGGAAGAGTGTGCTAAACCTGGGGTAACCTCTACTCTCACCGCTTCAAAGATGCCACACCTCCTAATCAAACAAGAAAACGGTACATTTGTTTTCAAGCAGGCTGACGGAGAAAACCACACTAGCTCGGCAGGCGGAACTCCCACTTACGATTACAGTAAGTTCGTGTGGGGTGCCAGAACCGTCGGAGACACTCGAACAAACCCAGACCCCACGTTTGTCACAGACGGCATCTCGAACATGTTCTTGTTCAAAAACAGGTTTGGGATTCTGTCAGGTGAAAACATTGTCATGAGTGAGGCTGGAGAGTTTTTCAACTTCTTCCGGTTTACGGTTGTAGACTTGCTGGACACCGCCCCGATTGACATCGCATCGGCTACAGGTGAGATTTCTTCTTTGAAGTCGGCTACTCCTGTGTCAGAAAAGTTGGTCCTGTTTTCAGAAAAGTCACAGTTCATTCTCCAATCGGACACAGTTCTGTCTTCTAAGACTGCTTCCATTGCAAGAGCTACGAGCTATGACAGCATTATCACGACTCAACCAGTAGCGTCTGAAAACTCGGTGTTCTTCCCGTTTGATCGCGGTTCATTCTCTGGAGTCCGAGAGTACGTCCCGATTGACATCGAAAACAACTATGAAGGCGTGGATATCTCCACTCAGGTTCCAAAGTACATCCCAGGTAAGATTACCAAGATGACTTCGGCCACGCACGAAAACGTGATCTGTTGTTTGACGGACGGAGACACAGATGCGATTTACGTCTACAACTACTACAACACAGATCGAAAGCGAATCCAAAGTGCATGGCACCGTTGGGATTTAGGAACCGGGTCGAAGATTTACAACATCGAGTTTGTCAACACCGATCTAATTGTGACCGTGTATAGAGCAGAGGGAGTGTTCATCGAGAAGATGGCGGTGGAAATCGGAAAGACTGACACCGGATCAGAGTATGTCTCTCGTCTTGATCGTCGGTTCACCCAAGCCTCTACTGGAGTATCTGTCAGTAACACGACAATCACTATGCCCTACAAGAAGACGGCAGGCAGGAACATCGAGATCATTTCTACAGCAGGAGAACGCATTGCTGTGGCGACTCAGGCAGACGGATCTAACCAGATCACTGCGGATCGTGACATGACTGGGGTGAACTTCTACGCTGGAGAAGCCTATGAGATGTCATACACCTTCTCAGACTTGGTTCTGAGAGAGGGAACTCAGTCCGGTGGGCTTGCTGTGATGACTGAAGGACGTATGCAGGTTCGTTACGGAACGATCACATACGGAAGCTCTGGTGCATTTACCGTAAACGTGACCCCAGATTTTAGGGACACAAGTACCCATGAATTCACCGGCAAGATTCTCGGTGCTGGTACACTACTCTTGGGTTCTGTCCCTATGGAGTCTGGTGAGTTTAGGTTCCCGGTGTTTTCCAAAGCAGACCAAGTTGCTATCACCGTCAAGAACGACACACCGCTACCGACATCCGTTCTGTCAGCAGAGTTTGAGCTTTCATGGAATCCAAGATCACGCAGAATGTGAGCCTTACGGTTCGGCCCTCGTTGCCGGGGGACTGTGTGTATCTGGCAAAACACTTACGGGAGGCGGATCGAAATGAAGTACAAGCAGTGTTGGGTAAATGTAACCTTGAAGCTCTTGTATTTTCATGGTCACACACCGAAAAGCCGTACACCATCGTCGAAGGTGAAACACCTGCGGGTGTATTTGGTGTGGCACCGACTGAACCAGGAGTAGGTTGTATCTGGTTGTTAGGTACAGACGCTCTTGTGAGAGGCCGGTGGCGGTTTCTTCGTGAGTCTCGCCAATGGCTTGAACACGTTTCAGAGGGGTATCACCTTCTTTACAACTACGTCGATGAACGAAACACCGTCCACATCAGGTGGATTGAGTGGCTTGGTTTCACATTCATTGCTCGACACGAAAACTACGGGTACGAACAACGCCCATTTCTTGAATTTGTGAGGATTGTCTAATGTGTGTATTTGAAGCTGCTGCTGCGGGTGCTGCTGGCATGACTGCTGTTCAAGCGGCGGCTGCTAATGCAGCCCTCATGTCCCTTATTACAACAAGCGTAACTATGGCCGCTCAACAACAGCAGGCAGACGCACAGAACAGGATGATGGCTCAACGCCAAGCTGAAGGCACGAAGCTGGCAAAAGAGAACTACCGATCACAACAGATTGCAGCACTTCAGCGCACCAGCCAGGAACGAGAAGCGGCTGCCAACGAGATCGGAAAGATCGAAAGTGAATCACGACGAGCTACATCCCTTGCACAGCTTTCAGCTATTGAAAGAGGAGTTGCAGGATCGTCCATCGACATGATCTATTCAGACTTCAAGGCCCAAGAGCTTCGATACCAGACAAATGTTCGCAAGTCTTTGAGCTTCCGAGAACAGGTCATCCAAACAAACCTGAACCAAGCTCGAATGGGCATGGCATCAAACATCGCCAACCTCCAGTTCATGCCCCGTAGTGGTCCGAACTTGTTGGCCGGTGCGTTGCAGGTTGGTGGCGCAGCGTTCGGTGCGTATCAAAGAGCTTCGTTCTATGGCCCAAACCCCAACCAAACGCCATCTAATGTTGCTGGAGGCGGTGGGATTGGCTACGGGGTCGATTATGACCAGCCCACAGGAACAGTAGATTAAGGTAACCAAACATGGCTAAAGCACCTGTCCCAGAGTTCAACCCGTTTCGGGCAATAACCCCCGCCGCGACACTGGGAGATTTCTACCGACAACCTGGGATGATGTCACTCCCTGACACCGGGCTTGGACAGGTAGCAGACGCACTTCGAGGTCTCAGCCCCAGCATCAACGAATACATTGGCAAGCAGGCGGACGCTGCAAACCAAGCTCAGATGACGCAGGGTGAGATTGATGCCGAGCGTCTTGACGCAGAGCAGGCCCGTGAAGTCTCTCGCGGCAACTTTGTAAAGCTGGAAAAGGATGGGGTGATCCCAGAAGGTGCTTCACCATTCCGACTGGCCGCAATGCAGCAAACGGTGGGCAAGAAGGCTGTAGAAGCCGGACTCAGGGACGTACTCAACCAGAACATCCAGAGGTTTTCTGACCCATTCAACGAAGAAGACCCCGCTGCGTTTGTGCAAGATCAGTTTGTCGAGATGACTCAGGGCATGGGGTTCTACGCTCAGGCTGCTGCAACCGATGCCCTTGATTCTGTTGAGCGCAACTTCTTGAACAGAACGTCACTGCTCCGTGCAGAGAGGACTGTGGAGCAAAACCGCAATGATTTGACATCAAATGGGTATCAAATTTTCCAAGCGGATTACGGTGACAGCGAGTTCCCTGTTGCAGATATGACGAAAAGTCTTCAAGAAAGCGCAGACGAACACTACAAGAACACAGGGGAATCGGGAAGAGACCAACTGTTGCAATCGGTTCAAGCCGCCGCTATGGCTGCTGCCCGCGACGGCGACATCGAAGACGCTGAAGACTACATTGCTGCATTCAGAGACGTTGTAATACAGGGCAAGCGTCTTGGTGAGTCGATGGATCAACAACTTGACGAACTGAGCGATAGGGCCGACGAAGCTGCCGAACGCGCTGGGCAAGACCAAGACAGGAAGTCGGCTGCAAATATGTCTAAGAGAAACAATGCGTCTCGAACAGCGACAAGTTGGTTTCATGTGAACATGGATCAAGAGGATTTCAGGGCAGCAAACTTCAACGAAATGAAGGATGACATCTTTGAAAAGATCAAAGAGCAAAACCCCAACATGTCGGATGAAGAAGCAACGCTTGCTGTTTCCGGGGCCATCACCGGGTTGATTTCTATTCAACGAGGCCCAACAGGTGAAATGACTCCGCAAGCAATAATTGAGATGTCCCGCGTTATGAACGATCCATCGCTGACAAAGGACCAGGCTTATGAGGCTCTTGAAAGAATTCAGAAATCAGGAATCATGAGTCCCGAGGACGCTGCCAATTATTCTGCGTCTATCGAAAGTAAATTTTCAGATAGGGTAAGAATAAACAGAATTAGGCAGGAAGTATCGGGGACACTCAACGCTTTGAGCGGCAACCTTCAAGCAAACCTAAAAGAATACGGAGTAGATGACACAAGTGCCATTGAAGTTGTAATCGAGTACAACAACGAAGTGGACAATTTGCTTAGAAAGTATGCCTCTGAGACTGGAAACTTTGAAGAACAATCTGATCGGTTTTATACGGAAATTCAAGCAATACACGATAGGTATTCAAGCCCCCTTAGAACTCCAGATGAGACCGTAAGTGAAGATGCTCCTGCAATCCTTCAAGAAGCTATTGAACTAAAAAAGTCAGAAAACCAATACGACACAGTTCCGGTTCAGCTTCAATACGACCGAAGAGCGTTTCAGCGTGACAGTAGGTTGGAAAGCAATCTCGAAGAGATTCGTAACCTAATCAAAAACAAATCTGAAATGACAGAAGATGAGTACAACAAACGTCTTCGAGGGTTCACTGAAGGTATACGCGATCAAGCCGTTGAAGCTCGAGACATGGTTAGAAGCACACTAAATGTTGCATCGGGGTTTTTCGACATTAGTAGTTATACAAACCAAATAGGTGAGCTTGCACAGGCCAAGTCTGTTTTGGGTTTCAGTCTTGAAGAAATCAAAACAAGAACAATGATTCACAGTTTCGGCTCTACCAAAAGACTACTCAGGGACGCAGAAAGAATTGAATTAGATGAATCGACGTTTGACCCTAGGTATTCTATTCTTTTCCCTGGCATAAGAAGCCTAGCTCAGTGGGACGCTTTTGTTGCGGAAGAAAAGACGAAAGACAACAACTTGATTGAGCAAGTTTACAAAGCCATGCCTGCACAGTTTCAAACTGGATTTTCTGATTTCCTGAGCAAACAGAGAAACAGGATTGTCATTTACTTCCCCACAAACACAGACGAAGCACAAGATTCTATAGAGCAACCTGGAGACTAAGATGGCGTTTGAATACGACGTTAGTGAGTATGATGCTTGGGCAAAAAACCAAGCGGAAAACCGTGGCGTGGGAGAAGAAGAACTAAACGGTGCCATTGTCGAAGAAGATCAGGGGTTCTTTTCAAGTCTGGCCGACATTGCAATGGCTCCCGTTCGCGGTATTGCCGGTGCAGCAGAAGGTGTCTACAGCCTTGCTGACACGTTGGCGTTCGACTTGCTGCCAGACGCGGAAGAGAACTTTGGGCTTGGTGGGTCAGAAACCTTTGCAGGTGCTGCTATTGAAACCATTGTTCAGTTTGGTGTTGGATTCCTAGCACCTGGTGTTGGTGGCCTTTCTGTAGCGTCCAAGCTCGGCAAGGTTGGCAAGATTGGAAAGATGGTTGACGCGGGCAACAAGGCTGTCAAAACCAACATGGCGGCTGGCAGAAAGGTTCCGGCACTGTTGATGGCCCGTGGTATGGAAGCTGGGAAGTATGCAGTGGCCGGTGCGGTCACAGACTTCACCGTGTTCCAAGGCCATGAACAACGACTGTCGAACATGATCCAAGAGATCCCGTCACTTCAGAACCCGGTGACTGAGTTCTTGGCTGCTGATGAAGAAGACCCAGAACTCGTCGGCAGGCTCAAGGCTGCCTTGGAGGGGGCTGGAATTGGCATCATGGTGGACTCCGTGCTTCTTGGTGTCCGTGCCATTAGAGCCGGAGTCAAGGCGGGTGGAGCGGATAAGAAGGCTGCAACCGTTGCATTCGAGCAGCGTCAGAAAGAACTACTTGCTGAACAGGCAGAACAAACTAAGCAGGCTGTAGAGGAAGCTGTCGAAGAAGAAACCACCGAGGTTGTTGCGAAGGAAACAGGGGAGCAGACAGCGGCAAAGACTGCCGACGAAGCTGTTGAGCCTGAACCCAAAAAGACCGCTGAAGAACTTAGAGAGTCGCTGCTAGACCCCGCAAACCGTGGAGGCACGGGCAAGCAGGTTGTGGATGCGATTGATGCCAGAGCCGACGAGCTTATGAAGTCGGAGCAAAGGGTTCAGGAGTCTTCTAGGCCATTCAAGACCGAAAGCAAAGCAGAATACGACGCAAGAGTGGCGAAGGCTGCTTCAGAAAGTCGAAAGGCTGCTGAGAAGGCCATCGAGGACGCAGAGTTTCTTGATGAAGCTACTGGCACACGGTTGACGCTTCTTGAGCAGCAGCTTCGAGACATGGGCGATATGTCCGAGGAAGCGAGACAAACTCTCATCAAACACCGGGCGCAGCTTGGAGCAATGAGAGAACTTGCTGAAGAGGTCGGAAACAGGACAAACGACTTGGCAAAGCTGGCAGCTTCTGGTAAAGCTACAGATAGAGATGTCGCTGAGTTCCTGTTGATGCAGTCAAACTACAAGACCATATCCAT